CTCATCAAATGAAATATCGACTTAACGTTCTTCATTCTTCTTCCTCCAAAAAATACTGCAGTGAGGGGTAAACTCTACCCACTACTTCCGGAATCGGCTGACCATCATACAATTCCAATATCAAATACAAATTCATCCAATCAATTGTCTTCATTCGTGTTCACCTCTAAATCTCTTATCGTATACCTAGTACTACTAATACTAGGCAACTCCTTTACAGTGTGTACCCTTGCAGGGACCCATGTCCACTTTCCGTCTTTCTTTATGCGCCAATATAACTTGCCTGCCATGTATACACCGAACCGGTTTGTATACATAAAGACTCCTAGCCAATCATCTGCATTGTTCCAGCAGCTACCGACAACGCCGCAAACATCGCCGTCGCCTCCCACTTGCTGATTATCCCTCGGTCAACCATGTCTTGTACAACCTGTTTCCTCGCTTTGTGGTTTTTTGCGTTCCTAAATCTCACTTCAAACGTATAGAGATTATGTGAATCTACAATTACGTCAAAGGCAACTTTCTTGCCTTTACGATAGACATATCTACCAAATTTGCCAGCTTTTGAAATGAAAGCACGGCCTTTTTTTCTTGTCATTGTACCCACTCATGTCCACAATCATAGCAAATGATATGCCAAACGGCATGAATGTCTATCCAGTAAGCATCCTTCTTCCTGGTTATATATCCACACACACATTTGCGTTTTTCCTCGTCAAGCACATACTCCTGATCCATATGTGACCACCTGATCTAGCAAGCCCATTTGGTACGAGATGAGTACACCAAGCAAGTATGCTATGTTGTTCTCTTTCATATGCTGCATTATTGAAGCAGCCTTTGTAACCTCAGCAGCTGCGCTTACCATCTCAGAGGATGTTGCTGCGTCCGTCATCAAATCACCTCTGCTGCGATTCCTCGGTAGTTACCTGGAGCCAACTCCACGAGAACACTGTAAACATCATTAGCCTGATTGCTTGTAGCCTCTAGTTCTAGTAGGCCACAAATTGCATTAAATCCTCCCAAAACCGCTCTACCGTCAGACAAGACAGTATCTTGAACGACAATCGGTTTTGCCATATTCGTGTTATCTCCTGGATAGTCAGTAACAGAATACGGTGGTTCATCATTATCATGTTCGATTTCGTTGATAACCTCATCAAAATTCGTTCCATGGTCAAAGAGATTGACAAGTGGATCATCACTCGCAGTCGCTGGTGTATTTGGCGACAATGTATGCACTGTTGTTCTTGTCTCACCATAGGACTGAATCAGTCCTATACTGTTCCAATTACCTGCTGACCCTTGATGGGCACCCAGCATATGAAAAGTCAAATCGTCAGACCCCGTTGTTCCATCCGGACTATGTAACATGGCGTACTGCCATTCACCTAGGGTTGCCGAATTGCCACCATTGTCTTTTGGCACCAATTTCGTAGCACCCTTTCCATCGTATGACAAATGAACTTTGAAATCCTCGAATTTCCCCGGTTTGATTCCGGACGCATCTGTAGCTTCCTTGCGTTGCTTCCGCCACGTCTCGAAACCACGTTTCCATGCGTTTCGTGCAACCCATGAGTTTGGCACTGTACTCACAGAAACCCTACCACCCTCTGAACCTGGCTGTTGATTGACAGACCAGGTGTTCTTAGAAACAATCGTTACTTTTCTAATATGGTAGTCCCGACCTTGCCTATACAATCTGCGATTTACGGCAGATAGATCTCTTGCCAGGTCTATGTAGTGACTTGTTTCTGTACCAGCACTACTACTATTCGTCAGTTCATACCGGAGATATCTCACTGCCGGAGTATTCTTGGATTTGCCAGTCTTTTTCTTTGCTGCCATATCCGCTTGGTAGTTCTATACAGTGTATAGTTTTTTTGTGACCTCCCCAGCCACAACGTTGGTTTACGGGCAAACCAACCGAACCCCTGCGTCCGATGCACCCTCCAGTGGCCCATCTCCTCACACCGCCGGTCACCGGAAGTGACATTCTAAAGTGCTTTTCGGTTATTGACCGCAAAATCGACTTAGATCAGTTTGAACCGTATTAGCCACGTCCGGCTCACAAGCCGTTGCGTTGCTTACAGCAACGGACGTTTGTGTCTGGCCCGTAGAACGCGCCAGCCAGACCGCCGGTGATGACGAAGAGTCATTTGTAGTGTGGAATTCCACATCCAAAGTTCGTTGATTACTTTGGACTCTGGGGTCCCAAGAACAACACCCCAAATCTCTTGTTAGTGATATTATCCCATTGGCTGGAAAGTTCCCACAGCAACTGCAGTGGATATGGTCCGATGGCCACAGATATTTCTTAACCAGCCGGGATGGTGGAATGCGTTCAGTATTCCTTCTCCACATCTTTACCACTTGCAGCTACAATCCATGGGCCAACAACGTCGGCATGATCCAATTCTTTCCGCTACGTTCTGTGAGTACACATGTTTATTGTGCCACACCGCACGTTCAAGTCTCATCAAATGAAATATCGACTTAACGTTCTTCATTCTTCTTCCTCCAAAAAATACTGCAGTGAGGGGTAAACTCTACCCACTACTTCCGG